CTTCTTCACCTGCACCGAGCCGTCCGGTTGCAGCTCGACAATCTTGCGCTCCACCAGGCGTGGATCGTCATCCAGACGCCCTAGGCGCATCTGGTACGAGGGCATGTGCGTGAAGGCTTGGATCTCGCCGTCGGTATTCCTGATGATCTCGAAGTAGGCGTTGCCCGTCATCTCCAGGTCGCGGCGGAGCCTCCGACGGAAGGCCACGAACGACTCGTCAGTGCAGTAGTTGAAGAAGTTGACCAGCTTCGCGTTTTCGATCTGCGCAGCCACGACCTCGGGCGGCAGGTCCGCCGGCTTGGTCTCGCCTTCGGCCGCCGGCTTCACGTTGTCCGGGATGTCGCTCTTGTCTGTGGCGCTCGTGCGGAGGCGCGAGATGAAGCGGTGGCCGTACGCCTCAATGTTCACCTCCATCGCCTCCACGACCTGATTCAACTCGCTGCTGTTCTCGCAGAGCATCGCGAGCGTCAGCAGATCAAACGGAGGTTCGATGATTCGGCCGGCGTCGGAGAGCGCGGTGAACGGCTCCTCGCTGTTCGTCTCCGTCGGATTAGGCGCGGCGGTCGACGTCGTGGCGCCGTTCGCCTTCGTCGTGTTGACCTCGATGACTCGCGCGCCAACCGAGCGCTTCTTCACTGCAGCGAGGGCTCCGTGATTGGCCTGGTTCCCGCTCGCGTTGGCTGCTCGGATGTCAATTGCTTCGCCCATCCGGCGAGTCTAGCGCTAGATCAGCCCCGGTTCTTTCTCGCGGCGCGCGCGACGTCGACCGCCCTTGGAGGCCAATACGGCCAAATCAAGCGCGTCGAACAAGTCGTCATGCGTGGCATTGGGAAACAGAACGAGGTTTTCAATCAACAACTGATGGTTCTTCCTGAACCACATCTTCTTGTCCTCGAAGATGGCAGAGAGCTTCTGCGCGCGCGTAACCTTGTCCTTGTGAGTCTTGACGGGCTTCGCGCGGAGGTCGGGGTTGCGTTCCTTCAGCTGCTGATATTGGGCGTCCTGGTAGGCGACGGTTTCGATGGCTATCCGGATGGGGTCCCAGCGCCGGTTGTACTCCAGGATCTTGTCCGTCTGCGCGGTAAAGCGCAATTGGCCCTCGAAGTAGTCCAATACATAGAACGCCGCGCGGTCCTTCGTGACCCCAATCACCACGATGGCGAACTTGTCGTTGACTTCCTTCTCGCCAATTGCAAGGTCCACGCCCATATAGATCTGGAGTTCACTCTTGTGCGGCAGATCGTCTTCGTTGCAGATCTGGCAGTCGTCAATCTGGAAGATCTCGCCCTTCATCGCCTCCGTGTCGCATTGGTATTGGGCGTTGAAGATGATGAGGCCGCTCTTCTGCTTCTTCTCGATGAACCAGCGCGGTGGGTACTTCTCCGGCCACGGTGAGCGCCCGCGCTCGTCCAGCGCCGGGACGATGTTGTGGTGCGTCTTCAGCTCGTTCGCGATGAAGTGCCCGTACAGGTCGTCATAGTGGTAGCGCGTACCCAAGCGGTGGTGCTCGCCTCTGTGCGGAACGCTGCTGTCAGGCGGTTCCAGAGTCGGGTCCAGGGTCTGGTAGTACCACGTGCGCGTCTTGTCGCGCTGGCCCTTCGTGCGGCTGTTCTCCTCGTCCACCAAGTCGTCGGAGATGATGACGTCATAGTGCTTCGAGACGATGGTGCCTTCAACGCCCACGCACGTGATCGAGGCTTCCTTGTTCGGCTTCGTCCGCGGGAGCACTTCGATCTCGGTCGAGTCCCACTTGGTGACCTTCCGCGGGTCGTAATACTCACCGAAGATCTCGCCCAAAAGCGCGTTGGACTCGAAGTGGTTCTTGATCTCCTTCAGGAAGCCGGAGGCGTTCTGCGCCGTCTTCGAGGCGATCAGGATCCGCAGATTCGGGTCCTTCAGCAGCAGGTGGATGACCTTCGTGATCGTGCACGAGGTCGACTTGCCAGCGCCGCGGAAGGCGAGCTGGAGATTGTCGGGGTGCTGGAACTGGTACCGAAGGAGCGCGATGTGGAACGGCTGAAGCTTCATCCCGAGGACGACGCCCGCCAGGATGTCGATGCGGTTGTGGTTGATGACCTGGCGTCGAATCCACTCGTTGCCCATGTTGCGAACGTGCTTGAAGTTCGCAACCAGCTCGGCCCGGTCCGCGCTCTTCAGCGCTTTCGCAGTCGTGAGCGAGGACACCGTCATTTCTGGAAACCGTGACAGGGCGAGCGGTAGACCAGCTCACCTTCCTTCATGGAGAAGACGATGCCGCTAGCCTCCAGGACGGACAGCAGCGCGTTCCGCGCCTCATCGTCGAAGCCAGAGTCAGTAATGTGCTCGTTGTACCACTTCACGTGGCACTCGCGCGGAGGCTTCCCCAGCATCGGAGTCGTCACGCCGTCTTTGGTCGTGGAGCCGACCTTGGCCACCAACTCCGTGGTCCTGTTCGGGATGCCCTCCACGTAGAACTTGTGCGGCCAACCGTACTTCCAGTCAGCTCCGTTCAGCGTCGCGCCCTCGCCCAGGAACTTGATCAGGTCCTCCGGGTGGATGCTGCCGCAGTACGAGCAACGCCGGAACGGCTCGCTGACGCCGTACTCCTTGTCCACCCGCGGCGGACTCCACACGATCGGGTCGGGGCCCCAGCGCCGCGCCTTGTCGTGACAGGAGGGTTTCTCCGGGAAGATCATCCGGTTGATTCGTTGTGGCCGATGCCCGAGGCGAAGATGAGGACGCCTTGCGCCGCCGTTACGCCGCCCGTGATCTCTGGCATCACGATTCGGCCGATGGCATCGAAGTCCATCTCAAACGCTACACCCCCGGCGAGCGCGGCAGGCGCGATGGTCGGGTTGTGGATGACGAAGCGACCCAAGACCTGATTCCAGAAGCGCAACACGACCGTCGGCGCGCTCGTAGCGCCCGTGATCAGATCCACGGAGCCGTCGACATCGCCGGGCGTCGCCGTGTTGATCGGCACGATCTGGAAGCAGCCCCTCAGGTATGACCCGAAGTTGCATCCGTTCGACTTCTTCAGGTAGTCGGCAGCGACGTCTGCCGCAGTCACGATGCGGATCAGCTGGTAATCGGGGGCTCGGGCTGGAGAGGATTGCGGACGCATTGGCTGTCACCTTTTGGGGGTTGGACAGCGACCTTACCAGAGCCAGGAGGCACCCTAGGAATCTGGCAAGGCCGCCATCGCCCGCTATCGTAGCCGCTTCGCGGCCGCTTCTCACTCTTCGGCGGTGAAGAAGACTTGCTGGCCAGCGATGTTCAAGTTGGCATCCGCCCCGAGGCGAAAGCCAGTGGCGAGGGGCGTAATGCCCGCGCCGCCAGTCACGTACGACATCGTGCCGGCCGTGATCTCCTTGGTCATCGCCCCGTCCGGAAAGGCTTCCGTCCAGTGGGCCGCCGACAAGCCGCCGCCGACGTTCTCCAGAGTGACTTCCTTAGGACGGAAGCCGATCACGGTGACGTCCAGCTGAGCGCCGGTGCCGATGAAACTACCACGATACTTTTTGCGTGCGCCTGAACTCATGACTCCTCCTTTGGAGAATGTCTCTTGACAGCCATCCGAACCGTTCAAACCCGGTGGCCTGCCCTTGCGGGCTGGAGACAGATTCCGTTGTTGAAGTCCCGAGGATACCCCGGCGCGCGTCCGTGCCTACTCTCGCGGGCCGCCCACAATGACGCCGGACGTGTAGATGATTGGCAACTGGCGATGGCGTTCTGTGATCTGCTTTTTCCGGTCGCCGTGCGCCCGGAAGCCCACGATGGACTTCCGAGATCCGACGGCGCAAAGCTTGCAGCGCTCGCACGTTACCTCGTCGCGAAGCTCCGCGGGGCAGACGACGATGTGGCGCCCCTCGGGCGTCCGGTTGCCCTTGTCGGGAGCGTTGTGCGGCAGGACGGTTGTGACCGGGAGCCCGAGCGCGGCCGCCGCGTCGGCTTGCTTTAGCGTGTCGGTCGAGATGTTGACCGTGAATCCCAGGTCATTGGCCGTGCGGTAGATGGCCGCGTGCTTGAGCGACTTGTGCGTGTAGGTGAAGCCTCGCCGGCCCTTGTTCGCGAGCACGAGCTGTTCGAGCTTCGCGACGTCCAGACGCTCGCCGGCTCCGGGGAGGTCGCCGGCTTCGTTGTGGCGCCAGATCTGCCCCTCGGGGAGGGCTCGGACCTCCTTCAGGAAGTCCTGCCACGAGATGCCACCGCCTGCGCTCAGGCGTCGCCAATGGATGGCAACCATGTGCTGCTCCGCGTAACAGCCGCGATTCATCAGCGGGCACGACGGCGGGCAGGTCGACGCGGCGGTCATGGTGACGGGTATCGGGCCTGTCTTGCGGTTGCCCGACTCGCGGACGAACAGGACCCTCAGCGGGCCGTCGGAGCTGATGCCCGAGCGCGGCGAGGTCGCGCGCTCGCGCTCCTCCAGCGTCTTCGAGCCCCAGTTGGCGTACTTTTTCGTGCAGATGTGGCAGCGCTGCGTGAGGTTGTTCTTCTTGCCCTTGAAGAGCCCTGGTTTCCTCCAGGTCCAACACTGGCCGCAGCGGATCCGCTGCCACCCCGTCCTTTCGCACTTCTCGCATGGCCTCAGGGAGAATTCAGCACCGTGACCGAGCCCGTCGCAATCCGTGCACTTCTCGCGCATGACGCGCTTGGCTCAATCCATTCGGCTCCTACCTTGTCTTGACTTTCTTCATAGCGGACATGATGGCCGCCTTGGCCGCTTCCTTGGCGGCTCGCCGCCCGGATGGCTTCTCAAGTTCAGCCTCGTCGTCCTCGTCCGCTGAATCGACGGCTTCCCCGGTCGTCTCGAAGGCCGATTCACCATAGTGAAGCTCCGGCGCCGGGAGCCGCAGGAAGTCCTTCTCACCGTAGTCGCGCATGACTTCCGCGAGCCCCTTGGTGTGGCTGACGATCTTCTTCCGGAGGTCGTCCGCGCCGAGGTCGAAGAGGGCGATGCCCCCAATCAGCTCGCGCTTCTCCGCCTCCTTCTTCACCAGGCCAAACTCTTGGGCGCGGTCCAAGATCTTGTTCTGGATGTCGGAACGGAGGCGGATAGCGCCGATGAGGGCGTTGTATTGGCTGTTGGCGTCTAGGTTCCTGATCAGGCTGTCGAGGTCCTTGATGTTCTTCTTCTGGTCAATCACGTATTCCACATATACGTGTTCGCGCGGCATCTCCCGGAGCTGCTCCGAGCGGTGTTCCAACAAGAATTTACAGGCCTCAGCGTACTGATCAGCGTCGAGCCCGAGTTGCTCCTGGATGTATTTGTCGCGCTTGCCGCGGATCCTGCACTCGTAGATGTATGCGGCCGCTTCCAGGGCTTCTCGTCGCTTCAACAACGCCATCTCGCTAGCTTAGTGCTTTTTGCCCTTCTTCGCGTCCTTGTCACGCCCAAAGTAGCTGCTGACGAGGGTCGCGACGTCGGTTTTGGGCGCGGCAGCCTCCACGTGCTGCTCCAAGTTCTTCTGTTTGGCCTCGGACTGCATGTCATTGACCTGCGCGTGAACCTCCATCTCTGTTGCCATCGCGTATGCCAAGGCCGCGATCTGAGGCGGGTCTGCATGGCCGCCCTCCTTGTCCATCTCACGCGAGATGAACAACTTGGCGAATTCGAGCGCGTTGGAGTCCCGGCGATTGGTCCGGAGCGCGCGCGCGAGGACGAGCTGCGCTTGGGCGATCATCTCCATTCGTTCGGCGAGCGGCGGGAACGTCTGCGCGAACACGAATTGCAGCGCCTCGCTGCACGTATCCGTCAGGACTAGCTTGAGTTGATCGAGGAATAGCTTGAACTCCTCTGTGGAAAACTCCATGTTTTTATCGGTCGCTGTCGCTTCGCCTTCAGACATTTGGACTCCTCATTTTCTGAATCACTGCCGTATACGCCATTTCTTCTGCTAGTTTCCCCGCGTCTTTGAGCACTTCGTCCAGGCGGACGCGCGGGGGCTCGGTCGTCCCGACTAGTTGGGGCGGGATCAAGTACGGAATCCACTCCCAAGTCGGATCCGTGATTGTGACGCGCGCGACGAAACGGCCGTCACGGTTCTTGTAGGCTTCGATGCTGACTGTTCCGAGCTTGGGCCTCATTCGATGTACTCCTGCAACCGCTTCGGGAGCGGGTTGTTGACCGCGAAGAGCAAGAGCGCCTCCGCCTTCCTGGGTCTGATTCCGACGGCGCGCGCCGCTGAGTCCTGGTCGCCGGAGGAGAGCACGGCCGCGCGGAGCTTGTGAGCATCGATCAGCTCGTTGTCCCGGACGAGCCGGGCCACGGTCGTCTCGCTGACGTTGAGCTTGCGCGCGATGAAGGCGTTGGTCTTGTTCTTCTCCTTCGCTTTGCGCACGTACTCGCGGTGCTTCGGTCCCATGCGCGTGGTCCGCTCGCCGATGAGGCGTGTGCCTCCGGTGAGGCTCTTCCATGTCTTCCCTGTGGCAATCTTGTACACGGACATGTAGCCAATGTCCAATTCTTTGGCCACTTTTGCTGGATTATCGCCACTCCCCAGCATTTTTACAGCCAAAATGGCTGTCTTCTTGTCCAGTCTCGCGTCGCCGCTAGAAGGCGAACTGCTGCTGTCTGATGTCTTTTCCACGTTCCACCTTGGAGAATGAAGCCACGATTAGTCGCAATTCAGCATATCTGTCTGGTTGAAAGTGGACGGAATCCACTCGTTTGAACAGTCTTCTTGGCCATGCCTCGATCAAACCCCAGCCCTTCCCCTCCAGATCTCCAGGCCGAATGATGCCCGCCGGCCCGAGGTAGTAGCGGCGCTCACCCATTCCCGCCTGCTGGATGCGTCGGTGCTGCTTCCGGTCGGCGCGCGACCACTCGGCCAAGTAGTCCTTGCGGGTCCGCTTCGCCTCGATGACGATGGAGCTGCCGTCTGGCATCCAGCCGATGGCGTCCGGAAACTCTTCGCCCGCGCGCCCGCGCTCCGTCAGTACGACGCCACAGCCTTGCCGGAGCAGCCAGCGCTCTGCCAGGATGACCAGGCCGGCGTGCGTCATTTGGTCAGCAGTGCCTTCCGGACGAACAAGCCCGCCTCGCGGAACGCAGCCGCGAACGTCGAGACGAACAACTTGATGGCCGTGATCGTCTTCGCTTCTAGCCGGCGGAGCGCTTCGCGCGGCGTTCGGCCTGTCGACTCGACCAACGCGCCGTTCGAGCGCACGCCGGAGAGGGTCGCGCGCCAGCGCTCGCCGTCGTCCCAGCAGACAACCATGGCGTGCTCGTTCATCAAAAGCACATAATAGGTGTCGACTCTGGACAACTCTTGCTTGAAAAAGCGCATATTACGCTCGTTTTTTTGGCGATCCGTAGTCATATTTGTTTCTTTTCTTCTTGGCGCAAGCCTCTAATGTGGCTCGTTTGACCTCGTGAGCGCGCGTCGTGAGCCGCAGTAGCACGACGTTGAGGTGGTGGTGTGGCGCGGCAATTCCCAGGAGCGTCGGAGATCCTGCGAGGCCGTCCTTGTCGGGCATTCCGAAGAGCAGGCGGCCGCTCCAAGTCGCCTCGCCCTGGACGCGCTCGACCATGGCCACGAACGGACCTTTGCGCGCGACGAGGACGAGCGACTGCCCGCCCTCGGGCGTGATTCCTGTAAGCGGCTGCTCCATGAAGTGGTAGTTTTTCTTGTAATAGTCGATGTCTGCCATCAGAGCGCGCTCACGTCTGGGATGGTTTGGCGCGCCGCTGCCACGTATTGATTGGTGTTCCCGATGACGTCGATGTAGGAGTCGTCCGACTCGGGCGCGTAGAACCACTCCAGCGGGCCGCCCTTCCGGAAGACCTTGCCCAGTCCGTCATCCACGTACGGCTCGCATGCCTCGCGCTCCACGAACGCGACTAGCTCCGCCTTGGTCTTGGCCGTGCACACGGCAACTTCCTTCACGCCGGGGTGCCGCCGTCGCTTGTCCGTCAGCTGCAGGATCCAGAGGGCC